GATCGAGATACATAAAAGCACCTTTGTTTCCATCCATCAGATAATCGTAGGAGTAATTAGTTATGTGCCAGTGAGCAATTAACTTGGAATACTCGGGCAATTTATAGATTCCTCGCAGGGAGAAATTGGAGTTACTTGCTTGCTCTGAAAAAGATGAACTTTCGGTAAGACCACTAAAAGAACATTTATTAACAATATAGAAAGCGACAGCACGATTAAAGTTCGATTCAGACTCATCATTAATATGCTCCTTTGACTTAGTAAATAACTCTCTTGCTAATTCTGGGGTATTATATGCTGTTTTTAAATCCACCAATTCACTTTTTAAATCATATCCAAACATCTGGAGTTGCTGCCAGAAGTTTACAAGAGGTTCGTAAAGATCATTGACCCATATATCTAGGTTGGGATATTTTTTAGTAATGTAAATCGCAACGCTTCCACCACCAAGAAATGGTTCACGAAACTCATCATAGTTGCGAAGATCTGGAAAGTAAGGCCCCATCTTTTCACAAGCACGGGACTTACCTCCGGGATATCGCAATGGCGTCTTAAGAGACTTCATAATCTTTAGGATGATACTTCAAATATTCTCTAAAAGTCAATTTCATTTCTTTCTGCGTCATTCCACAATGCTTTGCTGCAGCAGGAAGCGTCATTTTAGCACGAAAGAGACCTTCATTTGCCTCTTTCACATTTTCAGGAGTTGTTTTAACTGGATACTCGTATAGATTTTTGTAACTTATTTTATATGGATTCATTTAAACTCACACTCCACCATTAGTTCAGTAAGAGCAGCAAGAAGATTTATCTCCTGGTCAGCAACGAACGCACATTGGTATTGATACTTAGCAATAACAAGAACGGCAGCAGGAATAGTTGCGAGTGAAAGGCAATCATAACAGGCGTCATAAACCCTGCGAAGAAGGTGAGAAGCATCGTTGTCCAAGTTGGCGACCACCCACTTACGGACTTCTGTGAAATTCTTTTCTTTGAGCGATTTAACCAACTCATTTACAGAGATGTCCGAGAAAGATGCAAGAATTCCAGAGTCAATTTGTCCGCCCACCGAATACCTTTGACATTCGTTGAGAACTCGTCTCCAGTCTGGGAAGTGCTTGTTGATAAGTTCCGCAAGGACTTTTTGATCATATCGGACGCCTTCCGCATCCAAGATGTTTTGTAGACGCTTGAAAAAGGATCCTGCCAGTGCCGCTTTTTCTTTACCTTTAATCCCAAAGTCGATGACAGCACATCGAGAGTGGAGAGGTTCAAGGATTTTGTTTTTGTAGTTGCAGGTGAATACGAATCGGCAATTGCCAGCAAACTCCTCAATAAACGCCCGTAGGAGGAGTTGTACGTCGTTTCCTGTGTTATCTGCTTCATCAATAATGACGACTTTGTGTTTAGCAGTTGACGAAAGCGATACGGTCGAAGCGAAGTTCTTCGCATTGTTTCGGACAGTATCAAGGAATCTACCCTCGTCGGATCCATTGATGACATAAAAATCTACCCCCAACTCATTGCATAGTGCTTTTGCCACTGTGGTCTTACCAATACCAGGAGGACCTGCAAGAAGCATATTTGGAATTTCACCCTTATTTAGAAACTCCTGAAACATACTTTTGGTAGACTCTGGAAGAATACACTCTCCAATAGTTTTAGGGCGATATTTCTCAACCCAAATAAAATCACTGTTCATAATTAAGTCCAATCAGTTTTTTCAAACAACAATCTGGGACAACTTCCCACCATTCATTCCCATCAAAAATATACACTGTGTATGTATCTTTGTCAAGAAAAAAATCACCTTTTTTGTATTTTATATCCATTCAGGTTTACGTTCTGGCATACGAAGATAATTAGATGCAACCCAAGGTTTGGATGCGATATACATCTTGTAAGCAGTAAAAGTATCAATGCTTGTGTCAAGTTTATACTCATCTGGCATTGCCCTTGCAAATGGTGTTACTTTATTGAGTTTACCTTTAGGAAACAAATAGTATGCTTCAATTAAAGTATTCTGGCACGAATGAATTTTATTATATCTCAACGTGTATTCATCACAAAGATTTAGTCCCCACTTAATCAACCAATAAGCATTATCAACTGTTTTTGCTGCCCATTGAGTGCAAGGATGATTCCTAAATGCACCCTTTTCTGTGGCATAAGCATTGCCGTCTTTCTTATGAATTGGTCCGTAATTATGATACCACTTTGATGCTACAATTGATAACATTTGACAACATTCAAGAGGCATTTTGGTTATATGTTTGTCAGGAAGACAAATTGCCGACTCGGCAGGAAATTGATTAGTGACGAAGATATTCATCAGAAGCAATACTTGTTTACGTAGTATAGCACTCTCTCTGGTTTATCTTCCAGATAGTATGCTTCAGTTTCATAAACTGGATAAGAATTTTTACTTACCTTAACAGAGCGAACGACATCATTAAGTTTATACTTATCTAATGTTGCGTCAGCAATTTTAAGAGATCCTTTCTTACACGCTTGAGCAACATGAACTGCTTCGTGATAAACAGTTTCGTTTACATAGTGATTTACAGGACTGATAGTATTCTTGATGTTATTCGTACAAATTACAAATCGAGAACCATCTATTCCTCCAAAAATTTCCCTGTTCCTACAATATGCAGAGTTTTCTACAACTCTGTAATTTTTCATCATAATTTTACTCACCAGTTCTTGACCGATGGGCGTCAAATAAAGTAGAAATTCCATTATGCAAAAGTTGAATCAGGTTCCAGAGCAATATAATAGCAGAGATTGTATTTGGGATTCGTGAACTGTGACAGAAGTTTTTGTGATACAACTACGTCATAGGCACCAGGAATAATCTTAATGTTTTCAACCTTGAAGTTGAAAGTAAATTCCTTATCAGTCTCACCAACTACAATAGAATATTCGTTAGAAGTATCATTCTTCTTATCACGAACCACCAGACGAATTACACCTGCATCACCAACTGCCGATAGGTCAGGAAGTTGATAAACTGCTGCTGCCTTCAGAAGTTTTTCCAGGGTTACACTCTCAAGTTGGAAACAAACATCTTTGGAAGGAAGTTGAATTTCTTTTTCTGGAGGAGAAATGATAACATTCGGGTCGGCAAAGAAATACTTCACACGACGCTTACCTTCACGAATAGTAATGTGCGAATCTTCGGCAAAATCAAGGTCTGGGTCCTGATGAAGACTCAAACCATTCAGAAACTGGTTGAGGTCATAAATTGCAAAGTCACGGGGAAACTCTTCAGTAATATCCGCTTCAGCAAGAATATTCTTTGCAACGGAAATCGTGCGAAGACGATTACCCTGCTTTACAAGGATGGAGTTGTTAATGCCAGCAAAGTTTTTGAGAAGGGCAAGAGTGTTGTCAGAAAGTTTCATAGTTTGGGGTTTGAGTTTCACTTGTTTTCAACTAGATTGAGATGATTAATCAAAAGAATAGTATAGTGCAATACTTTAAACAAGTCAGCACGAGGAGTTCCTTTTGTGTCATAACGATCAATATACTTGGTCACATTACCTGCACAAAATCCCTCACGACGATTGTGTTTAATCTTATCAAGAGTTTGTTCAGTTCCACCACCAGTCCTATCAACATAATGCTGACTATAAGTTCCAGAAATATATTCTTCAAGTTGCTTGAGAATTTTGTCTTCGTTATATTTCCAAAAATGATTTGAGTTGTCGTTCATAATAGATTCTTTGTCAATTGAAATTTTACCGTCACTATTCAAATACATAGTGAATTCATTCATTGGATAAGGATGCTCGTCCATAATAAAGGGGGGAGGTCATAGTTTTACCTCCCCCAATTATATCAGAAAGGAGCGGGTTGGTCAACGTATTCTACAGTCAGTTCAGGACCAGTAGAAGGCATTTGGAAGTCAGCATCAACTTTATCATAGAGTTCCAGGAAGGACTGCTTGGTCTCATCGTCAAAGCGATTCACACAAACTTGAATCGCTTTCGCCTTATCATTGAAGATACTGTAGGCACGAACAATGTGAACCAGGCGGCGGGTGCTGATGATTTCCTCAATACCACCATCATAGAAGGTCTTGCGGATGATGTCTGCCCAGTCAACCAGACGCTTACAGAAGTCGCGGTCTTCCACACCAAGATCCAGAGCGATACCCTCAAGGATCTTCTGTTCGGTAGCAGGCGCAGGATATGCTTGCTCAAAGGTCACAGGAAAACGCTCAAGGAATGCTTCATTGAGGACATTGGTGCCAATGAAACGACCATCATCAGAACCCTTACCTTTGGTGTTGGCAGTAGCAATAACGTTAAAACCAGCGGCAGGTTTTACAAAGCGACCAATCTTTTTCAGGAAAACACCCTTACCTTCCAGAACAGATTGAAGGCAGAGGATTTTGTTAGAAGCAAGGTCAATTTCGTCCAGAAGAAGAATCGCACCACGCTCCAGTGCCTCAATCACAGGACCATTGTGCCACGCAGTTTCACCATTCACCAGACGGAAACCACCAATCAGGTCATCCTCATCAGTCTCAATCGTAATGTTGACACGAATCAATTCACGCTTAAGTTGAGCACACGCTTGCTCCACAGAGAACGTTTTACCATTACCCGAAAGACCCGTGATAAACGTAGGATAAAAGAGACGGGACTGAATAATTTTCTTAATATCGTTAAAGTTACCAAACTTGACGAAGGTATCATCTTTATCAGGAATCAAATTTTGATGAGTTTCAGGAAGAACAGAAACATTGTTAAAAGAACGCTCAATTTCTTCAACACGTTCTTGAGTCACTTCCAGATTCCAACGACCACGAGCAGTCTTATAACTCTCAAGACGACGACTAACAGTCTGATAGTTAAGACCACGAGAGGCACAAAAACCTTTCAGGTCTCCAGAAGTAATTTCGGAACCATACAGTTCTTGAATGCTTGCGATAAGTGCTTGGTCGTTCACAGAGGACTTGCGAGGCATAATGTAGTTAGGTCGTTTTGTTTAACTGAAGTTATTATACAAGAAAAAAGGGGGTCGTGGAACCCCCCTTGTGTCAGTTTGCCAACTGGTTCTTCAGTTTCTCAAAGTGCTCTCTGCTGGCAATTTTTCCAGTGTAACCAGGATAAAATTGTTTTACCATTGCAGGAATACCCATCGCAGTAATCGCACTATCGCAAATCACCCACACTTCTTGAGTATCATATTTGACTACGTGCTCAAGTGGAAATTTAGTCTTCTTCATAAGTAAATGTTTTGTTCTTAACTTTAGTATCAAATTCACCAGTTCTACCTGGTTTCATTTTTCCAACTCCAACATTCTTTCCTTTACCAGGCCAAGATGTTTTTGAAGTTCCTTTGAGTGTAGCAGAACCTTTTGGTTTGCGTTGAATCAATACAGAATCTTGGTCGTCTCTAGAAGAACCTTCAGGAGCATTACGCTTCTGCTTGAGTCCTCTTTCAGTTCCAAGTTTCTCTATAGTTTTCTTGAACTTTTTCTTACCCATTTTACCAGAAGAAACTACGTGAGATTTTTCACCTACTTTCTTCTCTTCTGGTGTTCCTGGATTTTCGGTATAACGTCCAGATACTTTAGTAGGTCCTGGAAGTCCAGCACCTCTAATTCTTCTTTCAGTTCTCGCAGATCTTGCCTTATTTTCTGATTTTGATTTATCTCCTCTTTGTCCAGAAAGAATTGCCATACCACCTTTTTGAGACTTGCTCATTACGCGAGTAAGGGAAGTCTCTTGGATAGAATAACATTCTACCATAAATTCCTGAAAAGTCTTCATCTTTATAAGCACTTTTTGAATATTTAGTTAAGCAACCAACTCAATAAACTCTCCAAGAATACGCTTATTCATTTTTTTACTCTTCAGACTCTTAACAAAAGCGTTTTTAATCTGTGCCTTAGAAGCATCTTCAGAAACAGCAAACTCCGAATCTTGAGAGAGTGCATTTGCAGAAAGTCCAAAATATGTATTATATCCAGACTTTTTAATAGAAAATGCTTTTTCCTTACGCCAGGAACTAATTGTCTTTTCATAATCAGAACCATAATGACCACAATAACGACGAATAAAAGCACCTGCATCATGAGATTCAAGCACACGAATACCAATAAAGTTAATATCAGTAAACTTATCCCTCAAATTGCGGAGGAAAACATCAGTCATTTGATGCCATTCACATTCTAGAGAATAAGTATTGCCAGTTTTGCGGTCACGCAAGAATGAATTAGTGCCAATATGAGAAGTGCCCAAATAAGGACCATCTTCCCAATGACGCTTCACTTCACGATGATACTTAATACCACACGCCTCACCATCAGTCAGAATCACACACTGAACTTTTTGAAGTTTATTTTCTTTTTGAAATTTGGGAAGAATCTGATGAAGAGCAATCATAGATTCATTTAAAGGAGTGCCCGAAAGACTCATACCCAAAGGAGTGGGATAGGAATGATAAGAATGGCGTCCAAAAGAAACTGCAAGACGGAAAATATTTTTCATTTGATTTTCTAGCGTCTTACTGTTCACTTTACTGGTGAGAAGATTCATCATAGAAAACCATTCACCAACCTGAATCAGACCATCTTTCTTTTGATAGGAAAGTTCGCGCATATTTGCCCTACCATTCTCATCATAAGTCACCAAAGGATAATCGGTTGTAAAGGCATAAACATCAAAAGGAATTGCAACTTTCTTACAAAACCAAACAAGATTGAAGAGTTGCTTGACAGTATCCAGCATTACATCACCCATAGAACCAGACCAGTCAAGAACGAATACGAGACCGTGATTCTTACCAGTAGCAAGAGTAGTGACCTTTTTGAAAAGATCCTCATTGTATTTGTAGGTATGAAGTTTGGAGCAATCAAGTACACCAGTGCGAGCAGTGGTGGCACGTGCATAAGAATCTGCTGCCTTATGACACTCAAACTCTTTCACAAGATAATTGACTTCCTTTTGAGCAGAGCGTTTGAATTCCACAAACTGCTTATCAACCTCACCAAAAACACATTCATAAGTGCGGTCACTGTTTTCCAAGTATGCATTCCACGACTCACTACATTGAGAATGAATCTCTGCATTTGAAACAATAATCTTTTTCAGGTCAAGTTGAGGAATTTCCAGATAGACATTCTCATATCCGTCATTGTTGACAAGATCTTTAAGTGCCTCTTCCAGAGACTCCATTGTTTTCACTTCAGGATCTTCATTCTTCTCACCACCTTGATTGTTGGGATTGGGTTGTTGTTTCTGATCTGAAGATTCATCAGAAGAAGCACCTTCGGAAGCACCAGATTCGGGTTGGTCATTTTCACCCTGCTGCTGGTCAGTAATATCAGGAGAAGGTTGATTATCTGCACCACCATCCTGCGATTCCAGATTATCAAGATTAATTTTAACTTCTTCTTGCTGTTTTTGCTTACAATACTTATAGAGTGCCTCTGATGCAATCAAGACATCGGAAAAAGTTTCAGCATCAGCAATCAGATTGATAATATCAGTCTCTTCACCACGCCCAATCGGCACATCAACAAAGTTTCCAACCTTAAACCAAAGATTTGCACGGTCGGCAAGATTATAAGTTTCCAGATTGTCATCACCAATCTGAAAGAAATCATCGTCAGCAAGTTCTTTATAACCGTTAAAGAAGGTCTTGCCAAGACCAGCATAACGACGCTTCATCAGTTTCTCAATACGAGCATCCTCAACTACATTCACAAACTGTGGGGGAATACTATATTGTTTCGTCCAATCAATATTAGGGGTTTCTCTTGAATGCCCAACTTCGTGTGCCACAAGAAGATCAACAACAGTATTACTCGCTTTCCACATAGGAAGTGTAAGCACACGAGTATGGACATTAAAACAAGCAGTATCAACTTTTTTATGCTCCACCACAATGTCTTCTTCCGCCAGAAGTTTGGCGAGCATCCCTTTGATTTCGTAATTAACGGTCATTTGAGTTTGTGTGATATGTGAGTATCATAGTCCAACCTTACGACTTACGCATCACCACTAGGACAGTTTTTAAACTGGACCCTACCTCTTACCCACTCATCGCCAGGACACTCAAAACATAATTTTTGTGAAACTCCATCATTCCACCATTTTTTGCCCATCGCTGATGGTGGAATAAGTCCCAGTCTTTTAGATGCTTGACTTATTTTTTTCTTATGCTCGTCTGTGAGTTTTTTACCTTTTCTTGAAATACTTTGTTTTTGTCTAGTTTCATCACTTACATATTTTCCCGTGTTTATTTTTCTAATATTTTCTATTT